GAATTGCGAATTGTAGGTGTCCTCAAGCCGCTCCTCCGACTTTGCGCGGGACCAAGCGATAAGCCTAAGCAGCTTCCCCATATCACCCTTTTCGTCCGTGTTCAGATCGTCGCCGAACACAGAAAGCGCCTGCTGCTCGACATCAGCAAAGATGTCGTCGAACCGCATGCGTGGGAATCCAGTATTAAGAGCCAACGTTGATCACCTCTACAATCTGATCGCCTTCATTGCTTCGGACAGCGACTCGGATCGACTGCGAGCGCGCGGCGCGATCCCGGCTGATCGAGATATCTTCGACCGCAGAGACCCGCGATTCGCTGTAGAGCGCTTCAGCCAGCTCGTCCCGCATTTCTTCCTCGCTAGGATCCTTGCCGACGAAGGCGCCGAAGTGCATTCCCTCGTCCGGATTCAGGAACCATTCGCCCTTGTTTGTGCCGGCAGCCCGGCGCACGCTCTGTGCGAACTCCGTGAGGCCGGACGTCATCTGCAGTTGACCGGACTCGATCGCCCAATCTCCGGCTTCGTTCAATTTGATTCCTTTCATTATATGTCTCCTTCCGCTGGCGCGATCATGGCCACGATAACGGCGTCGTTCAGGCTGTGCTTGCGCTCCGAATCGGGTGCTGCCGGCTGCCCGGCTAGGCCGTTCTTGATTTCGAAATCTGCACAGACGCAGAACACGACGTCGCCGGTATGTAGCGACGGTCGCTGAACGTATTCGGTTCCATCCGGATTGATATAACGGCCGCCGAGAAAGACCGGCACGCCGTGGATCGGCGGCGGGTCCTCATCGATCTGCCGGATCAGCGGCTGTACGTCCGCTTTGCCAGCAGCGAATTTGAGTACGCGAGCGGGGAATCCGACGGACATGCCGCCGGAATGCGCCGCGATCAGCGCTTGGATCAGCTTAACCAGCCCGCCACCCGGATCTGCTCGCGTCATATGACCGCCTCCACTTCGGTTTGGAAATCTCCCGTGCGGCTCAGCTTGTGCTGCCCAGACCGGACGTGCAGCCGCCCGGTGTACGCGGCACACTCCAAGTCGATTACCGACGCCGTGGTCATGCGGTGCTGAAGCTGAGACACTACCTTGTAACCCTTGGCGTGATCAGCCGAAAAGAATTCTGGAGAGCCGATCAGACCCGTATTTTTGTTGAGCTTAATTACGGCGTCGCCGCCGCGGCGCAGGTTACGAATGTACAGCCTGGTCTTGTTGATCCAGATCGACGTCTTGCAATCTGCTGCCACCTTGGCAATCTCCTCTGTGACTTTGCCGCTGGCGGTGTATCCTCCGACATAGCGAACATCCTGCAGTAGCTCAAACTGCGCGATCGGCAGACCTATATAACTGGCCAACTGCTTAATGATCGTGCTGGCCAGCGTACCCGGTGCAAACGCGATCTGCTTGATCTCGCGCTTATCGAGATCCTCGCAGTCCAGCACAAAAAGCGTCGTGACCTTATCCGCGCCCTCCCAGACTGTCGTCATGTCCGCTAGATATCCGGTCATGATCGTGCCAACGTCTCCACGGTAGCCAGCATTGAGCGCGACCACGCTGTTGCGGGCGAAGCTCTTGATCGTCGAGTCGGCCAGATTCCACATCCGGATCTCGCTCTCATTCGGCAGCAAATCGTCATCGAACGGCACGGTCGCCTCAATGTTATACTGCTCGCTGCTGAATTTGCGGGATCCGTGCAGCACCTCGATTACGCGGCCGAAGTTTTTAAGATCCGTCATCCGGCACCTCCAACTCGTCGGGATCTAAGACATACAGAAATACCGTCTTGCCGAGCGTCGCCCAGTTGACAACGTCCACTGTGCCCGATTCATCCCAAGGTAGGATCGGCAACTCTGGAAAACGGTCGTCCATAATGTCGAGGAAGAGCGGCACGCCGTATACGATCTTTTCGCCGACGGCCAGTACCTCTCCGTTCAGCTCGAGTGAGATCGTGAAAAAATCGTAATCCGCATTGTAATGGATCTCGAACGTATAGATCGTACCGTCGATGTCCGTTTCAAATCGGTACGGGATCTCGGCCTTATTGATCTTGATGTACTCGTCGAACATCGACGTCACCTACTTCCATTTATTTGATTCCTTGCTTTGCTTCTTCGCGGCTTCGGCGGCCTTTTTGGCTTCGGCCTTCTTATCTTTTTTCTTATTCTGCTTTTTAGGCTTCTTCGTTTTCGTTTCCTTTTTCTTTTTTTCTTTCGGCGCGGTGCCGGTGTTGACGACCTTTGCCGCCTGCGTCCGGATCGGAGTAGGAAGCGTCTTGACATAAGATGTCTCCGCCACCCGGACTTGAGTCAGCGAAAAAGAAAAATCGAAGCCATTGGCAATCTTGTAATCCCGTGTCGTCCGCAAGCCGGAGATCAACCCTTTGAGGGACATCCGGCCGACGTACGCCACGATCTCGCCGCGGTCTTGCGTATCGACCAGCCACTGATGGATCTTTGGTGCGTCCTTGCCAGTGACCTTACCCGCCAAATTCAGCACCTTTGCTTTCGGCTGGACATGGTCGGTCGTGTCGATCTCCCGTTCGACCGGCTGCGTCGGGATATCCACGTCCGGCGCAAACTCCTCTGTCGTAACTGTAATGGTGTACTTGCCTATTTTCGCCATAATGCCTCCTTACACCAGACCTGCGCGACGCATTGCGCTGTCAACAGCGGCTTGGATCTCTGCTCTTACAGCTGCAGCGATGTTATCGGCATTCGCAGCAGACCCGCCCGCGCCGACCGTAATCTGGATTGTCGGAGCGACCGTAACGCTAGTTCCTCCGCTCGACCGGACTGGCATTGAGGCCGCCGGCATTTCCGCGCCTGGGGTAGTCGTAGCTGCCCCGATTGGAGCCGTTGAAAGAGCATCAGATACGGTCCGGGCAAAGGCGCTCGACTGCCCCGTTACGCCTTCTCCGATCGTCGTCATGATCTTGCTACCGTTGTAAGTCAGCTCGCTCAGTGGGCCACGGTGCGCGTCCGAAAACGGCAGGAACTCGCGGACCTGGTCGAACACGCCTTTGACCGAATCGACAACGGCGCCAGCGGCGGCTTTAACCCCCTCAGCGAGTGTGGTAATGATCGCTTTGCCCGAGTCGAAGAACAACTGCTTGAGGCCAGTAAAGAACGACTTGATGCCTTCCCAAACTGTCGTGAGTCCGGATATCATGTTTTGCCACGCGAGATTCCAATCGCCTTGGATTAGTGCGAGCGCCGTGCCTATGATTGATTGCACTAAGCCCATAGCGACCTGCACGACGCCCTTGATCATGTTCCATGTGCCCTGGAAGATCGCTCCGATGGCCTGCATTGCGCCACCGATGAGGCTCTTAATGATATTCAGCACGCCGCTGATCAGCGGCTGCAGTCCGGCCCAGATCGTTTGGGTGATCATTACGATCGCCGTCCAGTGCTCTCGGATGAAATTGACGATCGCCATAACGAACTGTGCAATACCCGCAAATATCTGCTGCCAAACGGGCAGGATATACGTCAAGAGACCTTGCACCTGTGTAACGATAATGGCCTGGATCTGTGGCCAATACTGCTGTACAACGCCGACGATCCACATAATGATTGATCCAATCGTTCTCATTGTTGGCATAAAGTACGCTTGAATAAACGACCAAACAGCCGTCAACGCCGTGACGATTGCGTTTCGGATTGCCGGCCACTGCGCCGCAGCCGTTGTTTTAGCCTGGTTGAAATACATCATGAGGCCTGATACTACGTCGTGCACTTTGCCCACGACTACCGCAATCGCAGAAGCGGCCTCCGCACTAAAGCCGAGCTTCCCCAAGATGGATCCGCCAGAGACAAAGTCCCCTTGCCACATCGCCACGAGTCCGCTCCAAGCTTGTTTCAAAAGGTCAAACCAGCCTTTGATTTTAGCAATAGCTCCGCCGATCCCACCGTTGGCTTTAATAAACCAGCCAACCAGCAGTCCCAAACCCCAAACGATCCAGCCGATCGGCGTTGTCAACATAGCTGCCGAAAGCAGCTTAAAAACGATCGAAACCGCCATGATGCCTGTACGCAGCGAAGTCAAGATACCGATCAGCGTACCAAAGGAAACCGCTACGCCCTGCACATAAGGTTTGATGCTCGCCCAATTCGTCTGGATGTAAGCGATGATCGGACGGATCTCGCCCATGACCGCGCTATATCCCGCCTTCAGCTGACCGCCCAGTTGGTTCATAATCGCAAAAAAACGGACCGTCGCTGCATTCGCCTTTTTGACAAATGCGTCGATCGCTCCGCTCTCCTGCAGCTGATTCAGATAGTCCAGCAGCCCTTTGGTATTCTCTTTCAGTTTGTCGAAGATCGGCACGCCGAGCTGCCGTCCAAGAGTGCCGATATAATCCTGCAGGTTGGATTTCATGCCGGCAAACGTTTTGGCCTGCATGGCCATGCCGCCCTTAAATCGGTCTTCCATAATGGCCGTCAAGGCTTTGTTTAGATTTTCTTGACTGGTGATCGTCCCTTTGGCGTTCTGGAATACGATCCCCATTGCCGAGGCCTGATCCTGCAGCATTCCTTTTGTAATGCCGAACTCTTTCAATCTTTCCAATTCTCCGGTTTGAGCATCCGCTACCGCTTCAACGGCGTCCATCAGGCTCTTACCCATGACCGAGGCCATATCGCCGATATTGCCTAAGCTGTCCTTGGCCACCATGCCGTATGCCGATAATCGAGTCGTTGCCTCGATAATCTCCGGGATTTCAAACGGCGTCTGCGCGGCAAACTTATTCGCCCACGCCATCGTTTCGACGGCCTTTTTCTGACTCTTGAGTACGACAGCCAGCGTGTTCTGGTACTGCTCCATATCCGAGTTGGATTGGACCAGCCAGTCGTAGCCAGCCTTGACGCTAAAAGCGGCCGTCATGGCTGCACCGACCCCGAGGATCTGACTCTTAAGTCCGCGGAAGCGGTCGCCCAGTGCCTCGACCCGGTTCATGCCGCCGAGCAGGCTACCCTGCATGGATCGCAGACGTTGGTCGACGGTGTCCAGCGGGCTGGTATTAATTCGGAACGATACTTTGTTTATCAGGTCGCGAACTACGCCCACGGCCTCGCCTCCTTACCCTCCACGAACACGACGACCTTTAGAGGCCGACTTGCCCGAATCCTTTTTGCCCAAGAACAGATCGATCGCGGCATTGGCCTCCTGCAGATCGTCCCAGTCCATTGTCTGGGCACAACTGTAGGTAATACCTCCATCGCTCAAGACGACCCGCCAGAAGAGCGAGTTATGCTGAGCGAGCTGCCGCCATCGAGCATTACTGTGTGTTCGCCGATACCCCGGTCAGAAACTCTGCCGCAGCGATCATCAGCGGTTCGAAGTCATCTGGCTTCTGATCGTCGAAGTAG